CCATTTTGAATGAGAGAGTACTTATTATCCAACTTATGTTTCTTAACATAATGGTTGTATAATAATGCACCACGTATATGTATGGGAGTTCCTTTTGCGTATATTGTAGAGTGTGCCTGATATTTAACAACATCAGATGCAGAACGAGGGAATGCAATATCTTCTGGTGGAAGTTTCTTAAAATCTTTGCGAGACTGATCAATAAAGTCAATTACTTCATCCTCAGTACCATTCATCATGATCTTAAGAGCATCCTTAATCATTGCTCTACAAGGTGCTGGTGTAGAGGATTTAACTGCCTCAATACCCATCATCTTTAATTTGGGTTCTTCATATCTAACTCCTTCACTATCCCATACATTTAAAATATATCTTTTCTTGGCAGTCCAAATACCACGATCAGCGATGTTCTCTCTCTTCATAAACATCTTCTGGTCATAAGCACCTACGTAGTCGGCCAATTCTTGGTAAGAACTTTCAATAAAAGGCTCAAATTCAGTTTCACACACCTTGTTAAGGAACCCAACAACGCCCTCATTAGTTTTCTCTCTCCCCTCGTATACAGCCTCAACCAAAGGACCCACATGCAAGTAAATACTATCAGTATCAGAAGCAATAACATAATCTTCACCCTCCGTTTTCAAAATCTTGTTCATCTTCTGGTTTATCTTATTCTCTATCCAACGTATGGATACTTGGCCAGACAAAGTAATGGCTTCTGCATTAGCAAGTTTGTAATACCTGAAGTACTGATTGCCGATAGCACCATAAGCAGAGTTAAGAGATATCTTCTTCGCCATCTGAATATTGTTACACCTAGCAATCTCCTTCTCCAGTGCTTCCGTGGGTGTCTTCTCATACTGCTGCTTGGCTTCAAGCATCTTCTTCTTGAAGATAACTCTATCCCCGTACATCTTGTCCATAAGTTCAGGCAAGAACCCACGCACATCCTTCCTATATTGTGCCCCATTCGCACAAACTGCGTAATCTCCATCAAAATCACATTCCTTATTTAAGATCCTTTCAACGCTGGCACTACTGTGTCTAGTCTCCCTGATGGTCTCTGGGGAAATGTTATATTGCATAATAAGGTGAGGATACAGACTATTGAGATCAAAACTGACCACCCAATCATACTTTCCTGGTTTCGGTTCCTTGACATAAGCACCTGCGTATTTGTCATTTTTATCAGATCTATTCTTAGGAGGAATAACTATACCCCTTCTCTTCAAATAGTTATAGATGATGGTATCCCACATCCGTACTTGATAGAACACATCCTCATAATTTACCTTGGCTTCGTATGCCATAGTAAGGGCGAGTTCAATCAACTTCATCTTGCTTTCCAAACGGTCAACAAGTTCTACGTCAATTATATTATATTCTACAAATTTCTGCCACCCATTTGTATAGAAATCCTTAAATGTATCAAACTCAGAGTGATCTAATTTCTTCTGCCCCAATTCTACACTGGCAATATAATCCAAACGATATGATTCCTGTGCCTTATAAGTAAACTTCTTATATAAGTCTAAGTAGTCTAACTGCGATACACCACCAATATCATATGAAATATGCTCTCGCCCCATAATTATAGTTCTATCTTCAGTAACAAGACCCCAAGGTGACATACGCTTCATTAACTTCTCACCAAGGATTCTTTCAATCCTACGACACATATATGGAATATCGTATAACTTACTATTCCAACCAGTGATAACTTCTGGTGTATTCTCTTCGATCATCCACCAATTAATAAAATCACTCAATAAAGCATGTTCTGTCTTAAAAGATTTGTATCTTACATTATCTTGTTTATTTTTAAAAGGTCCTAAACCCCAAGTTATAATTTCTTTTGTATTATAATCCTGTATTGATATTAGAAGTATCTCCTCTGCAGCAGATTCAACATCTGGAAATCCATTCTCAGACTTAACCTCAATATCAAGTGTGACTAATTTAATCTTCTCAATATCAAACTTTAATTCCTCTTCAGGATATCTCTCAGAAATATATTGATAGATAAACCTCTCATTACCGTAAATATTAAAATTATCTACTTCATTATACCTCTTTATAAACTCTCTCGTTTCTCTAACCGTACCTGGTTCAATCGCTTCTACAGATTCACCTGTTAAGGTTTTATATTTTGTTTTCTTTTTTGAGTCAACAAAAAGGGTTGGATAAAACTTCTCACGGGTTGCAAAGTGTTTTCCATCTTCGTAACCACGAACCAAGAAGTTGTCTCCAACCATCTGAACGTTTGTATAGAATCGCATTATAAAGTGAGTTCTTTATATCTCTTAATTACCTCTTCAGTAGGATCGGCAATCGTAAGAATGTCTTCTGATCTTAGCATAAATTCCTTCTGATTGGTAGCCCCAATCCAAGGTTTCATATCATCTATAGAATTGAATAGATATGGATTAATAAACTTACAATCAGGTTCACCTGGTTCTGCCATTACTTCTTCAATTTCAGTAATAAGAACATTACTTACATTAACCAAGACACATTTAATCGCCATTTTTTTCTTCCTCAATTTTAAATGTTTCGCTTTTATCTATATACATCTGCTTAATAGATGCTAAAGGTTCAACAATTGTTACAACCCAATCAGTTGGTAATACTATTGTTTTATCAGCAGATAAAATAATCCAAGGCTTAAGTATAACATCTATACCATAATCACCATTTTTTTCTTCCTCAGTAAGAAAAGTTTTTTCTCTAGTCGTTATAACTTGAGGATTTTCAAGTAAATAAGAATAAGGTTTTACTTGTTTTTCATCACTAACCAATTCTTTAGTTTCAGAAATTAAAGTCTCCCCTGATTTTAGTAGAGTTAATTTTATAGACATTTTAATTAATTTGAATTAGTTTACCAATTTCTGGAAGATACATATAATTTATTTGACTATTCCTCAACGTATAAAACGCATCATCAATAGTCTCAACCATAGTATCACCAGCAAGATTGAAAGATGTGTTAAAAAGAATAGGAACACCAGTCAATTTATAAAACTCAGAAATCAAATCATAATAATTTTTATTCTGTTCTGAAGTAACTGTCTGTATCCTACATGTTCCATCTACATGAATTATTGATGGAATCTGATCTTTCTTTTCAGGTAATACATCAACAGCATACATCATAAATGGGCTTTCGTCAAGTTTATCCATATCAAACCATTCTTTAGCATATTCCTTTAAAACAGTTCCAGCAAATGGTCTAAAGTATTCACGTTTTTTAACTTGATTGACAATTTCTTTACCTTTAGGATTACGTGGATCAAATAAAATTGATCTATTACCAAGTGCTCTTGGTCCAATTTCACTTCTACCTTGAGCAATAGCAACTATATTACCTAAAGATATTATCTCTGCAATATTTTCTGGTTCCGCATCATACTCGATTTCATTATTTCCCATTAGTTGATAATCATATTCTAATTGACCTCCAAGATATAAATTATCTAATTTTAAATTATTACCAAAAAAACCATAAGATTCTTTATCTAATTTAATAGCTCCACCTATACTAACACCAGAATCATCCGAAACAGGTTCAACATACAAATTAACATCATCAGGTAATTCTTTTAATAGTTTATAATTAGCAACACAATTTAAAGCACATCCACCAGTTAATATTAAATTTTTTGTTCTTGATTTTGATATACTTAATGCTTTCTTACAAGTATAAATTAAATATTTTTCATAATCCTTTTGAATCCTATATGCAATATTTTCTACATCTACCATTCTATAACGATCATTTAAATAGCAATCAACAGGTCCCATCCAAGGCCATCTTTGATCTCTTTGTAATGTAAATGTATAATTTCCACCACTATCAATAGACAATAATGTAGGTAAACGATCATCAGGTTGACCATAAGCAGATAAACCCATAACCTTACCACATTCCAAACTACCAAATCCACATGATTCAGAAACTGCAGAATATGCATATCCAGCACCTATATTAGTTTCTGGATTAACATATTCTGGAATATCTCTCTCTGGTGTTGAATAGTCAACAACAGGAGATCCATCACCAACTATATTTTTTTCTAAAACATGAATATAATCTTTAGAAATCTCATATATTGTCTGATTCTCTTTCCCAAAACTATAGGTAGAACCTGCACCATCCATAACAACAACTAAAGATTGATCAAATCCAGAATGAGCAAATCCACAAATAGCATGTAAATCATGATGATCATTATGAATAGGTGTTTCAATTAAATTATGTAATGATATATTATATTGTGTATTTGGAAAACAAAGTCCACTAAAATGTTCTAAAATTTTTATATATGGAGTAAAATCTGTATAATTAGGAAATAAATCAGCAAAAGATATCCTATCAACTTTATCAATATAATCTTTAATTTTAGTCAGCGATAAACATGGAGGACAATCATGTTTATGATGAGAATGCCTTTCTTCAATTATATGTGCAACTACCTTTCTATCCTTTATTATTGTTACTGAAGAATCATGCATTCCAATAGAAATACAAATATTATTCATCCAACGCACCCCTCATAAACTTCACCAATCTCCCAACACTCTATATCTTCATCCCTAATAATATCCATAGTAAATTCTACACGATTAGCAGGAACCACTACACAATATCCAATACCAAGATTAAATACTTTTCTCATCTCCAACTCATCCATATTACCCTGTCTTTGGATCTCTAAGAAGATCTCTGGAACACTCCAAGCATTCCAATCAACGTGTGCTTTAACCCCTTCTGGAAGGCATCTAGGAAGGTTCTCAGGAATACCTCCTCCAGTTATATGTGCCATACCATAAATCCAATCACCTTCTTTTAAAAGGCGTTCTACAACAGGAGCATAGATGGTTGTTGGTGTAAGTAACTCAGGATAATTACAATAATTTAACTTAAGTCTACGTGCCAAATAATTAATAATACTGTATCCATTACTATGAACACCACTACTTGCTAATCCAATAATTCTATCGCTTGGTTTTATAGCAGAACCATCTATAATCTTTTTCTTATCTACTATACCAGTACAGAAACCTGCCATATCAATCTTATTCTGATACCTTGGATGTTCAGCAGTCTCACCACCTAACAATTGCAAACCTGCTATCTCACATCCCTTAAGGATACCAACCATAATATCAGCAACATCCCCATCCAACTTCTTAGTAGAAATATAATCTAAGAAGTATAATGGGTCAGCACCGCATGTGATTATATCATTCACACACATAGCAACAAGATCTATACCAATAGTTGTATAATCACCAGCAACTCTGCATATATTCATCTTAGTACCCACACCATCAGTACCAGATACTAGAACAGGTTCCTCATAACCACGAGGAACCTCAAACATACCACCAAATCCACCTATGGATGGTGCTTTATTTTTCAATCGTTCAACAAAAGCATTACCTGCTTCAATGTCAACACCAGA